TTTTTTTTGAAATCTATGCCGAGGGTCGATATATAAAACGAACCCCCAAAAAGGAGTGATGCAAAAATTTTCCCCAGATAAATTCTATCACATATACCTTCGTGATGAGTGTGTGGTTTCGTGTATTACTGAAGAAGGATTCAGTGAGACATGGACGACATTAAAGGCGATGGTAGGATTAATGAAGACTGAATATGAGGAAGATGATCTTTCATATGAGATGGTGAGCAAACCGACCATGGATCTTGAAGAATCATCTTATTGACAAAGATACATATACAGACTATAATTGAATTGAGTTACACAGACTTATGGCTAAAGGATTTACAGTAAAAGCATCAAAGCCCAAGAGTGGAGTAAAGAAGACAGATACACCTGAATGGGATTATGATGCTATCAAGGCAAGGATGCGTGGGAAGACAGTTGTATTTTGTCTACCAGGACGTGGATGTTCATATACGTTTATGAAGAACTTCGTTCAGTTGTGTTTTGACATGGTACAGAACGGAATGAGTATTCAGATCAGTCAGGATTACTCATCAATGGTAAACTTTGCACGTTGTAAGTGTTTAGGTGCTAATGTACTTCGTGGACCTGATCAAATTCCATGGGATGGTAAGTTAGGATATGACTATCAGTTGTGGATTGATAGTGACATTGTGTTTAACACAGAGAAGTTTTGGCAGTTGTGTGATGTAGCATTACCTGCATCAGCAATTGATGAAGAAGGTAATGAGATTGAAGGAGCAGACCGTCCGATTTCTGCTGGTTGGTATTCCACAGAAGACGGGAGAACCACCTCAGTTGCACATTGGTTGGAAGAAGATGACTTCCGTAACAATGGTGGTGTAATGAATCATGAGATGGTTGATAGTATTCAGAATCGTAAGAAGCCTTTTACTGTAGACTACACAGGTTTCGGATGGGTAATGATTCGTAAGGGTGTCTTTGAGAATAAGGAGATGAAGTATCCATGGTTTGCACCGAAGATGCAGGTGTTTGAATCAGGAGCTGTTCAAGATATGTGTGGAGAGGATGTTTCATTCTGTTTAGATGCTATCGAGGCAGGTTATGAGATTTGGTGTGATCCTCGTATTCGTGTGGGTCATGAAAAAATGCGTGTTATTTAATAGGAGGTACAGAGTATGGCTAAAGTTAAGAAGAGTCTGTTAGGTAATGTGTTTATTGAATCACAACCAAAAAAATCCCGACAAGGATCGGGCCAACATACAAAATACGCGGCTACAAGTTCCAATCATAAGAAGAAGAGATATAGGGGACAAGGACGATAATCAACTAGACCCTTCGGGGTCTTTTTAATGCATAGATATATTAACTGAGGATTCATGTATGGCATGTCTGATTGCTAATCTACCTTCGACTGAAGTATGGGTAAGGAAAGAATATCTTACGGACCATCAAAGTGGTCATGGAGAGTTTGTAAAGGGTGTCTGGGTGTCATGTAAGTCCATCCCAGGACGTGCATTTTACTTTGAGACATACCTCCCTGAATATGCTGCAATGTATGATAAACTACCAATCAGTGCCTTTGTATCAGATCCAGAGACACCAACACCTGATATGAACCTACCGAACCTACAGTTCTGGAATTGTATGGACTATGGTGTAGTAACTGTTCAGAAACAGTTTATTGGTAGTATGGATTATGAGCTCTATACAAGAGATCATGGTATTATGAAAGGAACATATATTTGTACCTTAGATAACTACCACCAAGATCCTGATACAATTGATTATGCGACATCAGAGAATCCTGCAGAACATAAGTCACATAATCTAATTGAATTAGAGAATGGACAGTATGCATTGTATCCAAATAATAGAATGCGTATCTTTGATAACAGTTTGACACCTGAGGATCCAAAGATACCAGACTTTAAAGTATCAACACAATACTATTCTGTTGAGAATGGTTTTGAACGTCTTGGTATGGGACGAGAAGATGAATACTTCTGGAAGACATCTAAGGAACGTAAGGAAGAGGATACTCTCAATCATGATCCATAGATAGTAATTATATTCTAAGTAAAATGGAAGACAATCTGTTAAGAGAAATTAATAACGATAGACAAACACCAAAGAACAAAAGGATTGTAAATGAGGATGGTTTGTTTGAATCTGAAGAGGATTGCAGTGATCCAGATCATGTGTGTAAGTGTGGGCAAGAAACTCTATCAGAACACACATAAATAAAGCAGATTTGTAGTATCAAAAAAGGTGCCAGCAGAAAGAATTAGCAAAGCTTTCAGAGATATAAGTGCTTCATTTCAGATTAATCCTCTGAACTATGACCTAATAGCACTTCGCAATGAGAATGCTATTGCAAGATCTATTCGTAATCTTGTGTTAACAGTTCCTGGTGAAAGACCATTCAATCCAGCATTAGGTTCTGAAGTTTACAGATTATTATTTGAGAATTTTGATTTACAAACTGCTTTTGCAATTCAAACTCAAATAAAAAACACGATTAGTAACTTTGAACCAAGGGTCAGTATTGACTCTGTTACCGTGACACCTGACATTGACGCTCATGAGTTCAACGTGACAATTACATATAATATTGTTGGTATTGAAGCAGAAACACAACAACTCCAGTTCGCATTAGAACCCACTAGGTAAGATGCCTTTAGTAAATTTCAGTAATGTCGATTTTGATGGTATTAAACAATCCATCAAAGATTACCTTAGAGCTAATTCTAATTTTACGGATTATGACTTTGAGGGATCAAACCTATCGGCTATCATAGACACATTAGCGTATAACACATATATCTCTTCATACAACGCCAATATGGTGTCGAATGAAGTGTTTCTTGATAGTGCGACACTGAGAGAAAATGTTGTATCGATTGCAAGAAATATTGGATATCTTCCTAGATCAAGGAAATCAAGTAAAACTAATATTAGTTTTTCAGTTGATGTATCATCTTCTAATGTTTCAACTCTAACACTCAAAGCTGGTCCTCTAGCATTGAGTGCTTCAAACTTCAATAAACAATCATTTACTTTTTGTATTATGGAGGACATTACTGTCCCCGTTGACTCAACTGGTACAGCTGTATTTGATGATATCAATGTGTGTGAAGGTTCATATTTAAATTCAGTATTTGTTGTAAATTCATCTCTACCAAATCAAAGATTTGTATTACCAAATTCTGGTATCGATACTAATAATATTAGAGTACTTGTGAGAGATTCCTCCACATCTACCGTTACAAGAAAATATACACAATATGACAATTTAATTGGTGTTGATACGGATACACCTCTTTATTTTTTAAGAGAAACTGAAGCAGAGAGATATGAATTATTATTTGGTGACGGTGTGTTTGGTAAATCTATAGAAGAACCAAATCAAATTGAAGTTACTTATTTGTCTTGTAGTGGATCAGTAGCAAATAATCTTTCCAGTTTTACATATATTGGATCACTTATCGATCAAAATGGTGCTACCGTTACTTCTGGAATTTCTGGTTTAACAGTTAATAGTGTTTCAAGTGGTGGAGCGGAGATTGAAAGTGTCGAATCAATTAAGAAGTTAGCACCTAACATCTATTCATCCCAAAACAGAGCTGTAACATCAACTGATTTTGAAACACTCATCCCAAGAATCTATCCCGAAACCGAATCAGTATCAGCATATGGTGGGGAAGAAACTGATCCACCACAATATGGAAAAGTCTTTATCAGTATCAAACCATATAATGGTGTCTTCATATCTGACGAGGTAAAGAGAAATATTCAACTCGAACTTAGAAAATACTCTGTAGCTGGTATTGTATCAGAAATCATTGATTTGAAGTATTTGTTTATTGAAGTTGATACTAATGTCTATTATAATTCCAACCTAACATCAGGGTCATCACAAGTAGTAACCTCGGTGACTAATAATATCACAAACTACGCTAATTCTACTCAGTTAAATAAGTTTGGGGCTAGATTTAAATATAGTAAATTCATTAAAGTGGTTGACGATAGTAATGAATTCATTACGTCGAACATTACTATAATTCATATGAGAAGAGATTTATCACCTTCTCAAAATCAGTTCGTAGAGTATAGTATTGGATTTGGAAATCAAATTCACATCAAGAGTCAAATTGGTTTCAATATTAAGACTTCTGGTTTTACCGTAAGTGGAATTAGTGGAACTGTTTACATGAGTGATTCACCAAATGCGGATTTGAGAACAGGAACAATTTTCTTGTTTAGATTAAACTCACCGACTGAGCCAGTTATTGTTAAGAGGAACATCGGAACTATTGATTATGTCAAAGGACTCATTAGTTTGAATCCGTTAAATGTGTTATCAACAGAAGTCGTTCGTGGTGCTCCTCTCATTGAAGTTTCAGCTTGTCCTTATTCAAACGATATAATTGGTCTTCAAGACCTCTATTTACAAATGGATCCTTCCAGGTTAAATGTAACTCCAATTTCTGATTCAATCTCTTCAGGAAGTGATGTATCAGGTGGCACCTACACCGTATCTTCAAGTTATTCAAGTGGAAGCTTGGTTCGTGGTGATGGAGGGCACTCTATCGTCTCATCAACAGGAACATCTGTAAATAATCAAAATGTTTCTAGATTGAATACAACCAGTGTGTCTACGACCGCAAGTTCTGGTTCATCCGGTTCATCCTACTAAGATTGTAAAATAATGTCAATAGATAGAGTCAAATTTCAAGATACAGTTGCAAGTCAACTTCCATCTTTTATAAGAGAAGACTTTCCTCTTCTTTCAGAATTTTTGGAACAGTATTATGTTTCTCAGGAAACTCAAGGTGCCACACTTGATCTGTTGCAAAACATTGACAAGTATGTAAATATAGACAACCTTACCAATTTAGTTTCTAATGCTGAACTGAGAAATGATATTGATTCTGTAGCTAAAGATATTGTTGTAGAAGGTAATACTGAGGGATTTTTAGATAGAAATGGTCTCATCAAAATTGGTGATGAGATTATATTATATGAAACAAAGAATAATACTACATTCCAAAATTGCCATAGGGGATTTAGTGGAATCAGTTCATATACATCCAATGTTACAGATAGATTAACATTTGAAAGTTCTACCATACCAGATGATCATTCATCGGGTGATGTAATTCAAAATTTAAATGTTTTATTTTTACAAGAGTTCTTTAGAAAATTAAAGTCTCAAATTAGTCCAGGATTTGGTAATAGAAATTTAAAGACAAATCAAAAGAACTTCATCATCAATAGTGATAGTTTTTATAAGACGAAAGGAACAGACTTATCATATAAGATACTTTTTAAAGCTCTTTTTGGTAAGAGTGTTGACATTATTCGTCCGAGTCAATTCCTTTTCAGACCATCTGATGCATCATACAGTGTAACTCAAGATATTGTAGTAGAGAAAAAAGTCGGTGATCCACTAGATCTTCAAAGTCTTACACTTTTTCAAGATTCAACTGGTTCCCGTGGAACGATAACTCGTGCTGCTCAAGTTGATTATGGTAATGGGGAGTATTATCAACTTAGTATTGATTTCGGGTATGATAGAGATATTAATACTAATGGTTCAATATATGGAAAGTTTGAATCAAATCCCAAAACAAAGATTTTAACACAGGTTGCATCTGGTTCAACAATCATTGATGTCGATTCAACACTGAGTTTTCCCAAAACTGGAAAACTTGAAATCATTGATATTGATGGTAATGAAATAGAAATTAACTATGGTGGAAAGAATTTAAATCAATTTTTAAATGTTGATCCTGTTCCAAATACATTAGTTGAAAAGACCGATATAAGATTAGACGACTATGCCTATGCATATGTCGGTATCAATACTAGTGAAGAAATAAGAGTGAAGATTACCTCAACTTTGAAAGAGTTGAAGGTAGAATCAAACAATTATAATTACGAAAAGAACGATATTATTAATATTCAATCTATGGGAATTGAAGATAAATCTATCAATTCATCAGAATGGATAAACAATACAAAATCTTATTACAATATTTTATCTGTTGAAATAACTGATGTTCTTGAGAATAAGTACTCTATTAACACATATGATAATCATCATATGAGTCCTGGATACAGAATTGTATTATCTGATAATTTTGACAATACTGTCAATGGTGTAATTACAAGAGTTACTTCTGAAAAAAGTTTCGTTATCAAGGCTTCTATTAAAATAAAAGTTGATAATACCTGGAAGTTTGAAAATCAAATTATTAAAACATCATCTCCAAATTATAATTTTCTTGAAAAGTATATTGCGAATGTACAAGACACATATTCCAACTTTGATGGAGAAATTATTGTCGCATCGAATTCAATCCCAGTTTATGAAAACACACCACTTGACCCATATAATAAAACATTAGAATTCTCTGGTTCGGCTTCATCTGCTGGTACAGATATTATTGATTTTGGAACCAATCACGGTTTCTATACTGGTGATGCTATCTTTTATTCCGCAGGAAGAATTACAACTGATACAACTAATGAGTTTGATTCTTCAAGCTACACTACGATAAGTAAATTTGAAGGTTTGGATGAGGCTGTTTACTATGTAAGAAAATACAATGATACTTCAATAAAATTATCAAGAAGTAGAGCTAATTTATTTCAGGACAAATATGTAACTTTTTCTGGAACAGTAGTTGATAATAAATTCACTTATTATAATTTCTATCAGAAACCTCTTGAACCACAAGGTATTTTCAGAGAGTTTACAAAAACAGTTGATGAAGGAGCTGGAAACTTCATAACTGCACCTGGTTACAATGGGATGTTCATCAATGGTGTTGAAATTCTCAACTACAAATCAGATGATTCAGTTTTCTATGGACCAATAAAAGGATTAACGGTAACAGGTGGTGGTTTCGGATATGATGTAATTAATCCTCCAGAGTTTGTCATTAGTGATTTGGTAGGTACTGGTGCAACTGGAACAGTCGCAGTTGAAGGTAATCTTGAAAGAATTGACATCATTGATGGTGGTTTTGATTTTAAGACCACACCAATAGTTAGTATCAGTGGTGGTAATCCTGACAAAGACGCTCAAGCTGTAGCAAACCTCATTGAAGATGTTTATGAAGTTAATATTAATACAGAAGTTAACGGAAATATCAATCTTACAACTGATGAAATTGGATTCAGCACATTCCACAAATTTAGACAAGATGAGGAAATAATTTATAACTCAAGGGGAATGAAAGGTGTCAGTGGCCTATCTACAAATTCTTCCTATTTTGTAAATGTTGTTGATAATTTAACCATAACACTTCATAACAATACGACTGATTCTCAAGTTGGTATCAATACTGTAGATCTTGTTAATTATGGACTTGGTATTCAGAGTATTAAGACTGTTGAGAAAAAAAATGTTGTAAGTAGTATTGTTGTTACTAGTCCCGGTTCTGGTTATAAGAATAAGAAAAGAAAGATTGTATCATCTGGTATTTCGACTGCTTCAAATAGTTTTGATATCAAAAATCATGGGTACAAAACCGGAGAAATTATTAGATATACTGCTGGATCAAGTTCAATATCTGGTATTGTAGAATCAAAGGATTATTATGTAAGAAAGATTGATAATGATACGTTCTCACTAAGTGAGGTCGGTGTTGGTAATACCAATTTGAAATATTTCTTCAGTAGAGACATTGTTGTTGATATTGAGAGTATTGGTGAGGGAACTTTCAACTATAAACCCATCATAGTTACTATTGATGGTGTTACTGGTATAGACAGTCGTTCTGGTCAGAGTTTTCAGTGTCAAATTCAACCAGCATTTAGAGGATCTATTGATTCCATTGACCTGACAAATGAAGGTAATGGGTATGGCACATCGGACATTCTCAACTTTAATAGACAACCTGATTTTTCATTTGAGGGTGGCAATTTAGCTCAAGTTCAACCTGTTATTAATAATGGTAGACTAGTTGATGTGGTTATTACCAATACTGGTGGTGGTTACATTTCTCCACCAAACTTGATTATTAATGGTCCTGGAAAATTTACCAAATTAACTCCAATTATCAATGATGGAAAATTAACTGAGGTCAAAATAATTAATTCTGGTTTGAATCATATTGATAGTCAAACTACTATCACAGTTCAAAACCCAGGTACTAATGCCGTAGTGGAATTTGATGTCAATGAATGGAATATAAATCTTTTCTCTAGAAACTTTGAAAAAATTACTAATGATGATGGAATTGTTGAAGAAAATATTAGTGGAGATAGCACTCAATATTGTCATATCTATGCACCTAGAAGTTTAAGAGAGAACACCTATGTTCTCCTTAATAGTGGTGAGAAATTCTATGGAATACAAGATTTAGAAAGAATTAATGGGTTGGAAGTTTCCAATACATCACACTCACCAATTCTTGGATGGGCTTATGATGGTTCTCCAATATATGGTCCATATGGTTACACAGATCCAGACGGTGGAATTATTAAACAAATAAAGTCTGGATATGAATTGTCTGTGGATACTACAAATAGACCATCACTTAGTATATTCCCTGAAGGTTTCTTTATTGAGGATTATAAATTTACTAATGTTGGTGATCTGGATGTTCACAATGGAAGGTTCTGTGTAACCCCCGATTATCCTGAGGGTATATATGCTTATTTCTCTACTTTCAACACTATTGTAGACGGTTCTGGACCCTTTAAGAACTACAAAAGACCATCGTTCCCATATATCATTGGAAACTCTTTCTATGCTAAGAGAAATGAGTTTAACTATAAGAGTACATCTAATCAAGTAGATTATGATATTCAATCTGATAAGTGGTTCAGAAATACATCAACTTATAATACTAATAATACATTCAGTGGATATGATTATATCTTTGATTCAAATAAAATTAAGAAACAAACAATTAATATAACGGGGTCCTCTCTTGGTTCTCTGAATGAGATTGGAATTTTTACTGGTGGTCGCAATTATCAAGTTAATGATAGATTGGTATTTGAGTCTGAACAAGATGGAATAGAAACTAGTGCTCAAGCTAAAGTTTCTCATGTTGAAGGTAAAGAAATTGACACGATAACTGTTGATTCTACTGATATTACAAATATTGAATTTACTAAGATTTCTAATCAAAATAAATTTATTGGATTTTCCACTCAACCACACAATCTCAAGAATAGAGATCGTGTTAATGTTAATAACCTTTCTTCATATTATAAGAATTTTGACAGTAATTATCAAATTGGTGTCAGAACTGAAACTTTTGTAGTTACATTAGGTATTGGTTCTACATCTGTCACTGGATTTACCACATATTTCTATGCTTCTGGACTTCTCGGTTATCCATTCATAAGACCAAATGATATTCTCGGAATTGGAACTGAGAAAGTAAAAGTTTTGAATATTGATAGTGAAGCAGAAAGAATTCGTGTTCTCAGAGCAGTAGAGGGTACAGTTGGAATTGCTCATACTAATAGATCCATTCTTTTTGAAAATCCTAGAAAGTTTACAATTAATGTAGGGTCAATTACCACTGAAAAGTATTTCAGAGTTAATGATGAGTTTTACTTTGATCCTTCAGAATCTGTTGGTGTTGGTACAACATCAGGTAATGGTGTTGGCACTGTAGTAACATTTAGAAATCCAGGTGTTGGTGCATCTTCAATCTTTATCCCAACACAGGCAATCTATTATAAAAATCATGGTCTAAAATTCAATGAGAGAGTTGACTATTCCACTAATAGTGGATCATCTCTTCAAGTTTGGAATGGTTTTACATCTAATGGTTATGTAAATTTAACTGAGTATGATACTTTATATGCTACTCCAATTGACAAAAATTTGATTGGTATTTCATCCCATAAGGTTGGTCTTTCAACCCTCACAGGCGAATATGTTGGAGTTGGAACTACAAGTGGTCTCTTCTACTTCAATAGTGTCGGAACTGGTGACTATCATAGTCTCAAAACATCTAGAATTGATGTTCTCAGAGGAAGTGTTAACACCAATGTCGTAACTGTATCTACGGCTTCAACACATGGCCTTTTGGTAGATGATGATGTAAAGATAACGGTCAAACCAAATACTGAACAAGTTATTGATGTAAGATATAATGATTACAATAGAAGAATTGTATTCAATCCAATTGGATTTACTTCTGAGAATGTTAATATTCAATCAAATTTAATTACCATAGCAAATCATAATTTTGTTGTTGGTGATAAAGTCATTCATACTTCTGATGATTCAACTGGTGGTCTAGTTGATAATAAGATGTATTATGTTGTCCCATTTGATAAGAATAAAATTAAACTTGTTTCTGAAAAGTTTGAAATCAATAAGGAAGAACCGAGTTTCATTGATCTCACTTCTGGGGGAGATGGTGGCACAATTTCAAAGATTAATCCTCTTGTCGTGTCCAGAAAAAATAATAATCTTAAATTTGATTTGAGTGACTCATCACTTTCTTTCCTTTCTAATGGCGTGAGTTACCCAGCTTTCAAGATGAGTGTTTATCTTGATGAAAAATTTAATAAAGAATTTTCAACAACCGGAAAGAAAGAAGATAAGTCTTTCGAGGTTACTTCCTCTGGATCAGTTGGTATCACTTCGACTGCAAATCTTACAATTGAAGTTACTAATGATGTTCCTGATAGACTGTATTATAAATTTATCCCAGTTAATAAAGATTTCAACTTTGAATCAAAAACTGGTATTGTCATTGATGAAGGTTCTTTCTCACCATCTAATCAAATTAATATAGAATTAAGTAAACTTGATGGAGAATATAGAGTTACTGGAACTAGTTCTACCACATTCTCCTATCAATTGTTAAAAGAACCAGAGGCGACAACTTATACAAAATCAAACTCTGTTTCTTCTTACATTACTAATTCAAATGTAGCATATGGTGGAATTGCTAAAGTTGATTTGACCTACCCTGGTGTCAACTATTCCAGAATACCCAAAATTAGTAATGTTATCAGTGGTATTGGTACTGATTCAATTCTTGAGCCAAAAAGTAATAAAATTGGTAAAATCCTTAGAAGTAGATTTGATTCTTACAACATTGGATTTGATTACCCAACCGATGAAACTCTAAGACCTGTAGCTAATCTTCCAGAAGTTCTGGAGATGAAATCACTCAACTCCTTCGAGTCAATTGGTATTAGTTCTTTTGGAAGAAATTATCTAATACCAGCAAAACTTGTTGTTATTGATGGTTATACTAATAAAATTCTCCCTGAAGTTGATCTTCGTTATAAGCTTGGTGATACCAAAGTGACAATCTTGAACAACACCACTGGAATGTATGATATTAAACCTAAAATTATCCCAACACGAAACACAAATGGTGTGGGGATTTCCACAATGTCATATGATAACTCTACCAAAACTGTAAGATTATATCTGGATCAAACGTTTAGTACATCTAGAGAGTTTCCATTTGTTGTTGGTGAGAAAATCTTAGTTGAAAATGTCAACATTGGAACTGGTTCCAATGGAGTTGGTTACAATTCTGTAGACCACGATTACACTCTTTTTCTCGTAACTGCAATACTTCCACAAATTGGTGGTTCTGGAGCATATATTGAATATAGTTTGTCTAGTGTACTTGAGGTTGGTGAGACCCCAGGTACAGTTCAGATAGGAAATGCAGGTAGGGCTATCCCTGAGACTCACTTCCCAATATTTGATGTCTCTATGAAGACTAATGACTTTTTAATTGGGGAAACAGTCACTAGTGGATTGTTTGATGAACTAACTGGTGTTGTTGAATATTGGAGAGGTGATTTTGAACAGATCAAAGTAAAAACGCCTAAGGAGTTCCCAGTAGGATCAGTCATTAAAGGTGGAAGTTCCAAAACTCAAGCTGTTGTTGTTAATAAACTCGATTTCAACGCTGAAATTACAACTGGTGTTGGAGCTACAGTTATTCGTGGTTGGCAGGATAATGTTGGATTTTTGAATGACAATCTTCAAGTTATTCCTAATAATGAATATTATCAAAAGTTCTCCTATTCACTTTCTAGTGGAGTTCCATATCAAGAATGGGAAGGACCAGTCAGTGATCTCAATCACACTTCTGGTTTTGCTAAATTTGCTGATTATCAATTGGTAAGTGAAGAAACTGATGAGGGTGACGCCATTGTCAGACCATCTGATTCTAATATTGAAATTATTGTTGATATTATCGGAGAGGGTGACTTAAATTGTGTTTATGACTTTGACTTTGTTTCTGAGGGAACTCAATTTGTTAATGGTAAAATGGTTTCTAATGAAATTTTCTTTGAGAATAAAATTCTCACTGATTATTTCCAATCAATTGGAAACAGAGTTCTCTCAATTGATGATATTAGCGTATACTTTAATAGTAATGAGAGAGCTGAACCTTTTGAAGATGTATCGTCCTATGATCTTAACTTCGTCTTCAATAAAGTATTCACTTTCGCGAAAGATGATGTTTATACTGACGAAAGACAGTTTAGTATCGTAAATATACTTCAAGATAGCATAACTGGATATGTAAATGAATATGCTACTGTTGAAACATATCCAAGACTTGGTTTCTATGATTATTTGATAAGTGGTGATAAATGGGATTTGACATTCAACCCAGTTAAGTTTGAATTTAATTCATATGATGTATCAAGTGTATCTATCAGTCTTCTTGATAGTATCACTGGTATTGGATCTACACAAATAGGAGATATTGTTGATTTCACTAGTAGTCAAGTAACTATTCCTGGATCTGAGACAACAATTGCTTCTTTCCCAACAACAAATAGAGCAGCTAAAGTTTTAACCATGGTTGAGGCTCAGGCTGGTATCAACTCTGGTGAATATCATGCTGTTGAGATGAATGTTATTCATGATGGTACAAATGTATATAATGTAGAATATGGTGATGTTCACACCAGTCCTCTAACAAATTCTAGTGGTTCTCTTGGAACTTATCGTTCTTTCATTGATAGTGGTCTTGTGAAGATTAACTTCATTCCAGACAATGCTGCCACACATGAGGCTCAGACTTCATTGACTGTTTTCTCTGGTATTGGAACAACTGCTGGAAACTTTGAAATGAATGTTTCCACATTGAAATCTACTTTCACTTCAATTGGATCATCTGGTTCACCAAGTGCTGTTGCTATTTCAACATATATTGATCCATTCAGTGCATCATATAATGTAGTTGTTGTCACTGACACAACAAATAATGACTATGAGATGTTTGAATGTGTTATTTGTAATTCATCAACAAATCAAAATATTACTGATTACGCAAATGTCATAACGGGTTCCTCCACTCTTGGTTCAGTTGGAGTTACTTCTGTTGGTTCAAATATTAACTTAACTTATACACCAATTGCAAGTGCCAATGTAGAAGTTAGAACTTTTGGTATTGACTTTAAGACCTTTGATGGTAATAGCAATACCAATCAAATAAATCATAGTAATGTATTTGTTTCTTCCAATAAAGGTACATATAGAGGAACAAAACTTGATCTTCTTACAAAATTTGGTCTCAAACACGATGGACTCGATATGTTTGAGAGAGATTTTGATGGAAGTGACTCCGATATTGTCAATGTCACTGATGGAACCATTTCGATTCCAAATCACTTCTTCGTAACTGGTGAAAAGATTCTTTATACACATGCTGGAACTGGAACAACAATGACTGTTGGTATTGCATCAACAACAGTTTCTGGTATTGGTTTAACTGATAAACTTCCCAATGAACTTTATGTTGTTAAAATCGATGATGCTAGATTGAAGTTTACTGATACATCAGAGAAAGCTAATAGATTAGTTCCAGAAACTTTTTCAATTAATTCTCTTGGTATTGGTAACTCTCATGTATTTACTGCTATTAATCAAAATGCGAAAGCGTTAGTAGCTGTTGATAATAGAATTCAAGCTCCTGTTACTGGAACTGCGGTCACAACAAACCTAGATCAAAATATAGTATTTGATACAGTATTTGATGTAACCGGCATAACATCATTTGCATCTCAAGACATTATTAGAATTGGTGATGAATATATCATTCTCACCGATGTTGGTATTGCTGGTTCAACAAGATTTGGTTGTAGAAGAGCTCAACTTGGTTCTACTCTTGAAGAACACTCTAATGGTTCTCTGATTACTAAAATTTCTGGTAATTATAATATTGTTGGAAATACCATCAACTTCGCTTCGGCACCACATGGCAATAGACCATTAAGCACTACATCAGCTGCAGATCCTGATTCTAGAGATTGGACTGGTATTACAACTTCTTCTAGTTTCCAAGGTAGAACTTTCATGAGAAGATCTGCTATAAATTCTCCAAATGAAACATATTTAAACAATATTGTTTTTGATGATGTATCACATGATTTTAATGGAATCAACACTAGCTTCACTTTAAAATATGACGATAATAACACTGTTGGTTATTCAACAGATAATGGTATCATCCTTATCAATAATATTTTCCAAGTTCCTAAAGGAGCTGTGGTTGGTGATGGAATTTACGATATTGAAGAATCCGCAGGTGTATCAACGGTAAGATTCAGTGGTATTGGTATCAGCAATGGACATGATCCAAATGATAGTAATATTCCAATTGGTGGTCTAATAGTTTCGGCTGGCACAGTTAGTGGATTTGGATATCAACCATTGGTAGCCGCTGGAGGAACTGTCTCAGTTTCCGCCGCTGGTACAATCACTGCCGTGAGTATTGCTAATAGTGGTTCTGGATATAGATCTGGTATTCAAACAGTTGTTAATGTTGGTGTTCAGACTGATGGGGAACCAAGTCTCCACTTTATCGGAACTGCATCAATCAGTGGTGGTAACATCGTTAGTGTTGCTATCACCAACCCAGGAACTGGTTACACTGGAACTAATCTACCAGAAGTATTGTTTGATGATCCACTTCCATACTTTAACATTCCTGTCCAATACAGTTCTTCTAGTGTCACTGGGGTTGGAAAAAGTGCAACAGTTAATATTGTTGTTGGTCAAGGATCTAGCGTTATTGACTTTGAGTTTAGGTATGGTGGATATGCTTATGGTGAAGGTGAAATATTGACTGTTCCTATCGGAGGAACTACTGGAATACCAACTGATACATCAGTATCATTTGAAGAATTTCAAATTAGTGTTGATAGAGTATTTACTGATAATTTTAGTGGCTGGTCTGTTGGTCAATTACAAGTTCTTGACAAGTTTGATGATTTGTTTGATGGGTCTACAAGAGATTTCAGATTGAATTTAAACAGTGAGGCTATTTCTATTCAAGCTGGCCCTGGTTCAAAAGTTGAAGTTGATCAAACGCTCATTATTATAATCAATGATATACTTCAAGAACCTGGTAAAGGTTATGTGTTTACTGGTGGTAGTACTGTAGAGTTTTCCGAACCTCCAAAGATTGGAGACACTTCCAAAGTTCTCTTCTACAAGGGTAATGGAGATGTTGATGTTGTCTTTACCAATGTTATTGAAACAATAAAAGTCGGCGACAACCTCAATATTGATAATCTTCCACCTACCCAAGGCACCATCTTCGATGAAGATATCAGAACTGTAACTGGTATCAATACCCTTGATTCGGTTGAAACTAATGTTTATCAAGGACCTGGAATTACAAGTGACAGAAGTGTCTTGAGACCTGTGACATGGTGTAAACAAACAGTTGACAAGTTTATTAATGGAAAGGTTGTTGGTAAAAATAGAATTAGCTATGAACCTCAAATATATCCAACTTCTTATCTGATTCAACCTGTTGGTCTTGGTTCTACAGAAGTTTATGTTGATAGTCTAAGACCTCTCTTTGATTCCAATAATGAATCTCAAGTTAGAGATTTCCAAGATTCCATCACAATCACATCACAAAATAATATTGTTGGAGCTTCTGGTACGGCTATTGTATCGATTGCTGGAACTATCTCCAGTATTTCAATCACTAACGATGGTCTTGGATATACTGTAGCACCCACAGTCACAATTGGATCTACACTTGGTGTTTCCACAATTGCAACAGCAACGGCTTCCATCTCATCTGGTAAAGTCACATCAGTCACCATTACCAATGGTGGTGTCGGATACACTGGTTCACAGGTTCCTATGGTTCTATTTGGACCACCAACAATTAAGAAAGAAGAAATTGATGTATTGTCCTACGAGGGTGATTTCGGAACAATTGTTGGTTTTGGAACTACAACTATTGGAAGTAGTGATAATAGAGTGATCTTTGATCTCTTTATTGATCAGGGTTCATTCCTTAGAGATAGTGGTTATGTTGGAACAGCAATTACTGTTAGTGGAATTTCAACAGGTGATTTCTTCACCACATTCAATACTGGTATTGGAAGTGGAACGATAGAATCAGTTACAAATGATCGTTCAAAAACTATTGGTATTACAACTACCTTTGCTGACAATGTCTGGATGGTTAGGGATCACCAAACAATCACTACTCAAGTAGTTGGTATTGGTACTACGGTAGTAAAACGAGTATTCTGTAATGTTTCTGGATTGAGCACTGTAACTTTCTCAGGAACTGATATCTCATTTGATTCTACATTATTCACTTATGATTCACAATTGATTGAAGTATTTACTGGTGGTATTTCATCTTCATTCAATTTTGGTAAATTCAGTTGGGGAAGAATTGGTCTAAATGCTAGATCGATTCCCAAAGAGTTTGACTCTTACAACTTCGACGGATATGTTGGCATTTCAACAGCTGGAATTGTTCAAAGAACCAATCCACTGAAGTTCGTTAACTATATTGAAATTTAATTCTAAATAACTAAACGGGAGAATCTGTAAGTGTAATGGCCAAACTAGGAATTAGCACGGGTACAAACCCGAATGACGGATCTGGTGACAGTTTGTTAGCGGGTGCTGTAAAAATCAACTCCAATTTCAATGAAGTCTATGCCGCCATCGGCAATGGATCCACAGTATCAACACCTGTTACCAGTATCACAGCTGGTGACAATATTATTGTTAGTGGTTCTACTGGATCCGTTACAATTACTGGTATTGGAACAGCAGACATTGATACTGATAGGATAAATGTTAGTGGTGTAGTAACCGCTAGTAGTTTCAGTGGATCTGGTGTCAATTTAACTAATCTTTCATCATCAGCATTGGTGGGAACTCTTCCTGCTGTTAGTGGGGCAAACTTAACAGGAATTGCAACTTTTATTGATGCAGGTGCAAATATTACCGTCACAACTGGTCCAACTGGTGTTACAACAATTGCATCTAGTTCTGGTTCGGGAAACACATCAAATGTGAGATCCAATACCTTAGTTGTTTCTGGTGTTTCTACATTCACTGGTAATGTTTCTTTCGCTTCTAGTGCTCTCTTTGGTGATAGTGATAAAATTCTGTTGGGTGCAGGTAATGATTTTGAAATCTATCACAGTGGTTTTAATAGAATTGTAAGTGTTGGGGTGCTTACTATTGATTCAGATGATAATATTAACTTAGATGTTGACGATACTGTAAACATTAGAGGTGGCACAGGTAGTAATGAAACTCTAGCAAAATTTGTTACAAACGGTTCAGTAGAACTCTACTACGACAACGCCAAGAAATTTGAAACCACTGGTTCTGGTGTAACTGTCACTGGTGGGGTTGATATTACTGGGAATATAGATAGCACTAATCTTGAAACTGGTACTGGTTCCCTTACACTAGGAAATTCCTCATCACAATTTGATATTAGATTTTCTCCATCGAGTGGATCCAGTCCTGCGATTAGATATAATGTCACTGATGGTATATCAATATACGGTAGGTATAATGGTGGTGCAGATCTTCTCGAAGATGTTAGATTTGGAGATCCTAGCTATTTCAAAAACATAATACCAAAAGCTGATTCAACATATAACTTAGGTTCAAATAGTACCAAGTGGGCAACAGTTTATTCTGATAACCTTAATGTTGGTACTGGTGCTAGTATTACTGGTATTTCTACATTCTCTGGTGATATTAATTTAAATGCGGCAAATATTGTACTTGCGTTGAGTTCTGGATCTAGTGATGATAGATTAAAGTTTCATACTTCTGAAATTTATCAAGATACTCTTGCTTTCAGAATTATTAGTAATACTGGTGGAATTAATTTAAGAGGTGGATCTACAAACTCTTGGACAAATGCATCAGGAGCTGAAGAATATATCGTTGCTACTGAAAATGGTTCTGTAGATCTTTATTATGACAACTCCAAAAAACTTGAAACCACTGGTTATGGTGTAACTGTATCTGGTATTGTTTCTGCTACGTCATATACTGGTGATGGTTCAGAATTAACAGATGGTAAGTGGACTTTGGGTGCTAATGGTACTAGTGATTATACATTCACTGGGATTGGACTCACACAAACAACCAATGACCCAATTTTATACCTCGCAAGAGGTAGAGTTTATGAGTTTGTAAATTCAATGGGTGCTCATCCATTTGAGATTAGACAATCTGCAGGTGGCAGCGCTTATAATAGTGGTGTTACCAACAATGCCGTATCAAATGGAACATTGAGATTTGAAATTCCATTTGATGCTCCCAATACACTGTACTATCAGTGTACATCACATGCTGGAATGGGTAGTACTATAGTAGTCTATCCAAATACTATCTAATTATACCTATAAATAACAAAAAAGTCCTAATAAAATGGCAGCGATAATTACTGATCAACTTCGTATTCTGAATGCTAAAAACTTTGTGGCAGGTATTCAGTCCTCCACAAATTCTTATTACGCATTTATTGGGCTCCCAAACGCGACTAGTTATCAGTCTGATTGGGACACTAATCCACCTTCACCAAAAGACAATCTCAATGAGTCTAATGACTATTGGGATACGATGTTGGCATTGAAAAAGATCAATACTTCAGATGTTAGTCAAGTAATTAGAAAAAATACTTGGTCATCTGGTATAACTTATGACATGTGGAGAAATGATATCAGTAGAGATAAACAGTCTCTCCCATCTGGTTCTTTTGACATTTATGACGCAAACTACTATGTGATGAACTCTGATTATAGAGTTTATATTTGTCTATTCAACAACGCAAATCCTGAAAATAATTTCCAAGGTAGTCCTTCTCTTGACGAGCCTACATTTACAGACTTAGAACCAAGAGCTGCTGGTTCAAGTGGTGATGGATATATTTGGAAATATCTTTATACTATCAAACCAAGTCAAGCGATCAAATTTGATTCTACAGAATACATTCCAGTACCATCAGATTGGTATGATGTTAGTAGTGATAATGTATCTGTAAGACAAAACGCTTCCACAAGTGGTCAACTTAAAATTGTGACCATAAGAAATCGTGGTGTTGGGTTAGGAACAGCCAATATTACTTATACAAGAGTACCAATTGTTGGTGATGGTAGTGGTGCAGAAGCCACTGTAGTTGTGAATAACGATTCAAAGATTGAATCTGTCACTATTTCTTCTGGTGGTTCGGGATACACCTTCGGAACACTTGATGTTATCTCTGGTGGTCTTCCAGCTGGAACCACACCACCTGTTTTTAATATAATTGTTCCTCCAAATGGGGGTCATGGTTATGACATTTATAGAGAACTAGGTGCATTTAATGTTCTGACATATGCTAGATTTGAAAATGACACCAATAATCCAGATTACATTACTGGAAACCAATTTTCAAGAGTTGGATTAGTTGAAAATCCACAGTCATATAATTCATCTTCTCTTTTAAATATTGATAAAGCTAGTGCAGTCACTGCTTTGAAACTTTCTGGTATTGGATATAGTTCAGCTGTCTTTACACCCGACTCATATGTGAACCAATCTATTGGTGTGGGTTCAACAGCTGTTGGTAGAGTTGTTTCCTATGATTCAACTACTGGAGTCTTAAAAGTTTGGCAAGATAGAACAACGGCAGGTTTCAATAGTGATGGTTCTTTAGATTCAAATCCAATTTACGGATTTAGAGCTAATAGATTTACAGCTGATATTGGTGTTAGTGGATCCTTTAATGTTGTAGGTGGTTCAATCACTCTCGGGATTGAAACTACTTTTACAGGTATATCTACGGTAATAAATAATAGGACATATTACTTGGGTCAAAGTTTCACTTCTGGTGTTGCACAACCAGAAGTGAACAAATATTCTGGAAATACTATCTACGTTGACAATAGACCTTCTGTCACAAGATCTTCATCCCAGAAAGAAGACGTAAAGATCATCTTGCAATTTTAATAAGAAATCATGCCACAGGAAACTAACCTCAACGTTGCTCCTTATTTTGACGACTTTGATCCGCAGAGTAACTATTATAAAGTTCTTTTTAAGCCAGCTTACCCAGTCCAGGCAAGGGAGTTAAATAATCTCCAATCCATCCTTCAAAATCAAATTGAAGATATGGGGACTCACTTCTTCAAAGAAGGAGCCAAGGTTATTCCTGGCCAGTTGACTTATCTGCCCAATTTTTATGGAATTCAGATTAATTCTGAATTTTTAGGTATTCCTATTGATCTTTACCTCAACCAGTTGGTTGGTAAAAAAATAACTGGTGCATCTTCTGGAGTAACTGCTAAAGTAGTTACATATATTACTGATATAGAGTCTGAGAGAGATGTTTGTACAATATATGTTGACTATCATGAGTCAAATACATCTGACAATTCTACTCAAACTTTCTCAGATAATGAAGTTCTTCTAACTTCTGATAATATTAATTATGCTTCAACATTTATTGCTTCTGGAGAAGGTTTTGCTAGGACTTTAAACGAAAACGCCAACGCTACTGGTTCTGCCTTTGCCTTAAGTAATGGTGTTTACTTCCTCAGAGGATTTTTTGTTGATGTGGAAGATCAAATCCTCATTCTTGATCAATATAACAATAAACCTAGTTATAGAGTTGGTTTAAATGTTACCGAAACTTTGATTTCGGCTGATGTTGATCCAACATTGAATGATAATGCTAGAAATTTCACTAATTTTACTGCACCTGGTGCTGATAGACTCGAAATTACTGCATTTTTAGCTAAAAAAGAAAAAAATGATTTTAATGATCAAAATTTCGTTCAATTAGCAGAAGTTCAAAATGGTCGTCTAAGAGAAACCAATACTGGAACTGAGTACAATATTCTTGCAGATGAATTAGCAACAAGAACATTTGATGAATCAGGTCATTATTATGTAAAAGAATTTGTAACGACTGTCAGAGAGAGTTTAAATAGCGGATACGGAAATAGAGGTATCTATAATCAGAATCAGACCACTACAAGTGGACAGACACCTTCTGAAGACCTTATGGTCTATAAAATTGGACCTGGAAAGGCGTATGTTAGAGGATATCCTATAGAAACCCTTGGTTCAACCTTCTTGGATTCTCCAAAAGCAAGAACAACTAGAGATGTTAAAGGAAAATCCATCACTTTTGGTTTTGGACCAACATTTACAGTCAATAACGTTTCTGGATCACCAACTATTGGATTTGACAACACAAATACTTTAAGTTTGAGAAGTCAAAGAGTTGGATCCGCTAGAACTGATCTTGCTGGTGATGAAATTGGTGTTGCTAGAATTTATGATTTCTCTTTAGAATCTGGTTCTTATGATGCTACCAATAAAAATATTAATAAGTGGGAATTATCATTATATGATGTACAGACATATACCGAAATAACAATTAATGAAGAAATTGACCTAACCACTCCAACATTTATTGAGGGTAGTTCTAGTGGGGCCTCTGGTTTTATCAGATATGATGTAAACACTGGAACAGCAGCTACTGTTTACGATGTTAAAGGTCAGTTCTCAACTGGTGAAAGAATTACCTTTGATGGTTTAGATTCCACAAATAGAACTATTACCAATATTACAAACTATGAAACTTCTGATGTTCAATCAGTTTATGGTATTGTAGGTACTGCTGGGACATTCACAGCTGATTTGATTCCAACTGATGCTGTCACTATTGGTATTGCATCTATTACCAAAGGGGATGTAGTTACTGGTGTTTCTACAATTACAAATCCATCACTTTCGTTCCCCGGTATCGTAACAACTGGAAATTTAATTCAATATTCTGATTCAAATTTAACTTTATCAACTCTTTTGAGAGTATCTAGTGTAAATACAAATTTTATAAATGTTGTTGGTGTTGAAACTGTTACAGGATTTATTGATGGTGGAGTTCCAGATCGTAACATCGGTGTCACAAATTTGAAAGTGGTTGAATCTCAGACAACTCCCACTTCAAAAAATGATAACTTGGCGGATAATGAGTCTCTTTTTTCAATTTTCCCAAGAAAATTAATTTCCAATGTAGATATTACAGAATCTGATTTGATAATTAGAAAACAGTTTGATGTAACAGTCACTGACGGTTCCACTGGAGCTGTCAATGCTGATACTAATGAAGTGTTCTTATCTTTTGATGAAGAAAGATATAGTTTAATTAATGATGCTGGAGAAATAGAAGTTCTTACATCTGATAAATTCACATTCGATTCTGGCAATACTCAACTTACACTTAGTGGTATTGCCAATGATGGTGACTGCAAATTAATCACAACACTTCGTAAGACTAATATCACTCCGAAGATCAAAACCAAGAATCTTGCAAAAAATATTGTAATAAGAAATTCAAATGATTCTGGTTCTGGTATTGGGGGAACCACTCTCAATGATGGTTTAACTTATGGTACTTATCCATATGGAACAAGAGTTCAAGATAAAGTCATTTCTCTCAACGAACCAGATGTTATTTTGATCTACGGTATCTTTGCTGGTAATGGTTCGGATTCAGATCCAGAATCTCCTTCAATGACTGTTGGTAGTATGAATGGACCAACTAACACCACAAATGATTTGATTCTTGGTGAAGAAGTCATCGGATCAATAAGTGGAGCAAGAGCAATTTATGTTGATAAGAGATCAGATACCTCAATTAATTTTGTTTACGAGAATCTTTCCAAATTCCAACCAAATGAAGTAGTTAATTTCCAAAAATCTGGAGTTAGTGCTGTTGCTTTAAATGTTGTCATTGGAAGCAAGAATATATCTTCTGATTTTGACTTCTTCAGTGGTCAGAGAAAGTCAATCTATGATTATTCTAGAATCAGAAGAAGAGATGGTGTAGGTGTACCCAATACAAGATTGAGAGTTTATTTCATATCAACATCTTACAATACTTCCGATACTGGTGATATTACAGTATGTAATTCTTATAGAGATTTTGATTATAAAACAGAAATCAATACTATTTCTGGTGTCAGACTTACTGATATAGTTGATGGTCGTCCTAGAGTTTCATCTTTCTCTGTAGATACTGCAAATACTAGGTCACCATTAGAATTTTTTGGTAGAACTTTCAATGGGGGTCAACATAGTTCTAAGAATGTTTTGGCTTCCAATGAGTCAATTACAGTAGATTATAATTATTATCTCCCAAGAATTGATAGAATCTATCTTGATAAAAATGGCATTTTCCAAATTAAGAAAGGTTCTCCAGCTGACAACCCAGTATCACCAAAAGGTGTTAACGGAGCAATGAATATAGCTGATTGTTATGTTCCAGCTTATACTTTTGACGCTAGTGATGTAAGGACTACCTTTATCAAACATAAGAGATATCAAATGACTGATATCTCTAAATTAGAACAAAGAATCAAAAATCTTGAGTATTATACTTCATTGAATCAGTTAGAGACAAGGACTATCAATCAGTTTGTTCCAGACGCTAATGGTTTGAACAGATTCAAATCTGGTATCTTTGTTGATAACTTCTTAAGTCTCAAGTCTCAAAATGTTAGTATTGGTGCTAAGAATTCTATCGATAAAACACATGGTACTTTAAGACCTTCTCACTATACCACTTCAGTAGATATGGTTGTCGGAAACACAACTATTGCTGGTATTGGAACAACAACAAAAACTAATCAAGACAGTAGATATGCTGATATTCTTGGAACTGGGGTGAAAAGATCTGGCCAAATGATCACTCTTGATTATAATGAAACATCAGACCCTTGGCTCAGCCAAGGATTTGCTACGAGGTCTGAAAGTGTCACTCCTTTCCTTGTACGTTTCTGGCAAGGTAATATTTCCTTTGAACCAACTGTTGATACCTGGGTTGATGTCAATCAAATGAAGGCGAGAGATATCATGATGGAAGGTTCATTCCAAGGTGTAGCTGAAGCTATACGAGCTGAGATTAAGACTGCTGATGATGGAGCAAGATCTGGTACAGCATCAGTTGTCTGGAACTCTTGGGAAACCACAGGTGTTGATGTTTCACTCGATTTAAATACGAGACTTCATGAAGATATAAACAGCACATTTAGATCTGGTACAGAGGCTGAATTCCGTGAGTTGTTTGACGCTACTCCTGAAAGAATTGAATGGCACATTGCAAAAAATAATGGTGCTCCATCAACTTTCCGGGTTGAAGAAGTAACCACAGACACAAGTATCCAACTTGATAGTTCTGCTGGTGTTGAGCTCAGTCAAAGAAGAACAGGTATTCAACAATCAATAACTGAAGAGATTGATAAGCAATCATTCGGAGACAGAGTTGTTAGTCGTGAAGTCATTCAGTTTATGAGATCTCGTAATATTACATTTACGGCTAGAAGTCTGAAACCATTCACTGAGGTTTATGCTTTCTTCGATAATGTTGATGTTAATAAGTATTGTGTACCTAAACTAATTGAAATTGAAATGGTCTCTGGCACATTTGAAGTCGGAGAGCTTGTTAATGGTGTCATGGGTGAAGACTATGATCCATCTACAACAGGAGAAGACAATAGTGGGTCCAGTGAGTCTATAGAACCAGAGATTTCGTTCAGAGTTGCTTCCGCCAATCATAAGTATGGTCCATATAACGAGGCTACTGACTTTTATAACGAAAACCCATATATTTCTTCAACGGGTACTACTAATAGTGTTGAATTTGGTAGTATTAATGTATCTACAACTACTGCTTCTCGTGAACAACTTCCCGATAGTTATACAGAAACAACGACTGTATTGAATGTCGATATGGCTTCTTTAGCTGATCAAAGTGAAGTTGAATATTCAGGATACATTGCTGAGGAAATGATACTTAAGGGAGCTAGCAGTGGAGCAGAAGCTAAAGTTACCTCAAGAAGACTTATCACTGACAGAATTGGCACACTGATTGGTTCTTATAGAGTTCCAAGTTCCGATGATCCTTCAGCTCCTACCTTTGAAACTGGTAGATCAGTATTGAGACTCACTAGTAGTGATATCAATAGTAAAATTCCTGGTACAGTTACTACCTCTGCCGAAGATATTTTCTTCTCAAGGGGTGATCAGGATACTACTGAACAAACAACACTATCCTTGAGAAACGCAAGAGTATCTACTCAAGATGCTACTCCCGAAACAAGAACGATTAGTGGTGACGCATCTGCTGATACTCTAATTTCTCCAGATCAGCTGAATGCAGTTGGAACATCTTCAAGATTAACTGGTGAGTATAAGGACCCTCTGGCACAAACCTTTATTGTTGATGATGAAACAGGGATTTACATCACGTCTCTTGATCTATTCTTCCAAGAAAAACCAACTGAGTTTGATACACCAGTTACAATTGAAATTCGTGAAGTTGAACTGGGAACTCCAAGTCAAACAGTTCTTCCATTCTCTACTGTAGAGAAAACACCTGATGAGATTACTATCTCAAATGATGCTAGTGTTGCTACTAAGTTCACATTTGAATCTCCTGTGTATCTAAATGGTCAGAGAGAATATGCAATTATCATCCTCTCCAACTCCACCGAGTATAGAGTATGGATTTCAAGATTGGGTGATTCTGACGTTTCAACATTAGGTGCAGAATCTGGCCAGGTTGTTGTTTCTACACAGAGACTATTGGGTTCATTGTTTAAGTCACAGAATGCTTCTACTTGGACACCATCTCAGTATGAAGATCTTACCTTCCAACTGTTTAGAGCTGAATTTGTTCCTAATGGTTCCGTTCAGTTATTCAATCCACCTCTCCCACAAGATTTAGAAGTCATTCCAAATAATTCACTTGTTATTGAGTCTAAAACCATCAGAGTGGGTCTTGGAACCACAGTTGCTGATGTTGGGTTGTTAGATGGTCAACTAATTACTCAGGATGAAACTGGAGCGTCTGGTAGATTTGTTGGATATGGTGGATCAGCTGCACCAGGAAAACTAAACATCACTAATGCTGGTGTTGGGTATACTCCATCCTCTGGTGAATTTGAATATACTGGTGTGGCTATGACATCCATTACTGGTCATGGTATCAATGCTACCGCTAACTTCTTCATCAAAAATGGAGTTGCTCTTGGAGCTACGATTGTTGATGGAGGAAGAGGTTATCAGATAGGTGACATTATCGCACCGATCACAATTGGATCGGGACTTGGTGAAGGTATTAAAGTTTCTATCTCGACCATCTTTGGTAATAATGAACTGAATATCACTGATGTTCAGGGAGAGTTTACTACCAGTTCCAATACGGCTATTCTGAAATATCAGAATAGTAGTGGTGTCACAACTGCACTTGACCACACTAGAAACCCAATTACTGGTGTGTCTCTAGTATCACCAGTCACTGTGGTTAATGATGGTCTTCACATCATAGTTTCTCAAAAAAACCATGGTATGTATTCGGGTGGTAACATTGTCAATATTTTAAATGTTAATACCAATATAACACCTACAAGTCTATCTGTAGATTATAGTAGTAGTGAAACAGGAAGTATTTCTGTTGGAACCACGGCAAACTTGGTTAAGTTTGAAGGTGTTAGTGTTGCATCCACAAATCCTGGTTATATCAGGATGGGTGATGAAATAATTTCATACACAGGCATTTCAGCAAACTCCTTGACTGGTATTACCAGAGGTATTGACAATACAAAAGTTACCAATCACTCTCAAAATGATAATGTAAGGAAATATGAATTTAATGGTGTGTCATTGAGAAGAATCAATAATACACACAATCTTAATGAAGTGACTGAGTCAAACCCGTTTGGCGCAGACTTCTACAAGATTAAAATTGACATGTCAAAAAATGGTATTGATAGAAGTGTTAATAGTGGTTTTGGAAAAGCATTCTTTGAGAAAACAACTTTTGGTGGTGGAGCAAATATGAGGGGAACTTACAATGTTCCAT